AACTATGATTTCCCGTTTCTCCGTATTACAATAGTATCACATATGCCACCATATGTCAATTAAAATTGAAAAAGTGATTCATATTCTATTATAGGACTACAGTAATTTTCCTTATAAATCTGAGAAAAACTATTGACAAATGCGCATTAAAGGCGTATAATATGAAATGTAAGGAGGGCAAAGAATGAAAAGAAAAGACCTTATCGAACTTTTAGAGCAAAACGGATGGTATCTAAAGCGAAACGGCGGGAACCATGATATATATACAAATGGTACTGATACCGAAACAATACCACGGCACAAAGAAGTAAAAGAAATCTTGGCAAAGGCGATAATAAAACGGAGAGGGCTGAAATAAGCCCCTCCTTCCCATGGAATGGAGGTATAATTATGAAAAATTCTTATCCTATTGTTTTAACACCAGACGAGGTAGGCTATGTGGTGTATATTCCCGATTTTAACATTAACACCGAGGGAGATACTCTTACAGATGCAATTGAAATGGCACGCGATGCCATCGGTCTTATGGGTATTGATATGCAGGATGACGGGAAAGCCCTCCCCGATCCATCTGCCTTCGCAGCAGTCCAAAAAGGTGCCGCGGGTAGCGATATTGTTACTTTGGTCGATGTGGACTTTGCAGAGTACCGCAGGAAGAACGATTTGCGTACCGTGAAAAAGAATTGCACCATTCCCTCATGGCTCAATTTCGAAGCAGAAAAAGCAGGCGTTAATTTCTCTGCTGTTCTCCAATCCGCATTGAAAAGAGAGTTGCACTTGACAAATGGATAAGGCAAAGCCCGGGACGGCAAAAACCGTCCCGGGCTACTTTTATTTCGTCTCATATTTTGCGACCGCTGCAAGGATCTCATCACGGAAGTCCTGCGCATTGGCATGCTGCAGCTGAAGCTGCTCCTTGAGATCTGCCAGCTCCGCAACCAGCTTATCATAATCGGTCGGCACCTGCGTATCGTCACTGAGATACTGCCGCACCGCCGCCAAAAATGCGTCCCAATGCGGTCTGATATACGCAGGACAATCTTTCCTTGCATACCAGTCGTGGTGCTGGTAGACAGCAGTCTCGTCCAAACCATACCGTTTGAGGATCGCTGCGCAAAGTCTCGCGCCGTTATCCTCGGCGATCCGGTTATACTCGGCATCGGCGCCGTCCATGATAATCTCGATGGCTACAGTAGTGCTGTTGCCCGGACCGTAGTTACCATCAGCTGCGTGCCAGCCGACTTCCCCCTCATCAAGGTTCTGCCATGCCTCATTTTCGTCCACATAGTAGTGGACACGGACGGATCCCATATTGCAGTTGGGATAGGTCGCGCGGGTGTACTGCTCCGCCATTGTGGTACCGCTGGGTACCTTAATGCGACCGGTATTGTGAATCGTCACACCCCGCATGGCGGTTAAAGCGCGGTTTGCCTTGTACTGAGTGCCCTTGAGATAGGTATAACCGCCCTCAGTGTAGTTCTTATTCCACACCGCGCTATCTGGGATAATCTTCTCGCAGATCTTCACACCATTCTCGTATCGTACATTATCGGGAGTAAGGAAAGCCATCAGGCTTCCCCCTTTCCCTCTTCGGTCAGCACCGCGGCATCGCTGGTGCTGACCTTACCGGTTGTCGCTGCATCATACACGCCGCCGGCAGCCAAAGCAACAATGAAAGCATTAAGTACACACAGCGCCGCACCCTGCCAAGTGAGAGCAGAACCGTTGACCGCTTCGGCGCCGATAAGGATCGCCACCGCCACAAGGTACGCCAGCAGCTGAGCGTTTACTTTAACCAGCGGCGTGCCCTTCAGGAACTGCACGATGATCGTCACCATCATCACAGCGCCGGCATAGGTGCCAAGGCTCGTCCAAGTTACAAATTCGTTCATCTTTTTTGTCCTCCTTATAAGAATTTCAATTCACCGCGGATACAGCGGTCGTGGACACTTTTAATATTGCGGATCGCTGCATCCGCTTTGGAATTGATGTAGACATCTTCGTGCTCCACACAGTACTCTGTGTAGTTGTCGATATCCTCCAGCACATTGTTAAAGGATTCCTCGCTGTGGTTTACCCCACGGCGCAGCTCGTCAGAAAAGCGCAGGATACGAGTGCGGCACATGTCCGCCCTGTATCGCTCATCCGAATCAATGTGTTGCTGCAGCTTGTTATCTACTGCGGTCATGCCGGAGATAATCTGATCCTGCTTGTCCTGCTTGCGGTCAATACGGTGCAGCAGCCAGCTAATGACGGTAGCCAGTGCGCCGGAGCCGAGGAGGGCCAGTACAATTTCCATGGGTTATGCCTCCTCGAAGTAATGGCCAATAAGTTCATGTGGAAGGTATTGAAGGATGATTGTGCCTGTTTCTGAGCCTCGTTTACATAGATAAGTTTTATTATCCTCCGGGTCAAGGTAGTACTTGCCGTATTCATACTCCATGCCGCGGGAAGCCGGGATAGGTTCATCAATCGTGCCGGAGGAGCTGGTGTTGATGACCACCCACAGCGCAGGGACAACAGGCGGCGCCCAATCCGCTTGCGAGGTGTGCGCCTGCAAGCACTTGTATACCTTGCTGTCATACCGCCTGCGGTCACCAACTGCATATGCAGCATCGACTTCCCAAGGCAGGAACAGCATGGGGTTCTTCGCTGCGTCCGCATCCGCCATCGTGCCGGTCACGCTGTCAATGCTCGTCCGGATTTCCTGTGCCTGCTCCAAGATGTCATTCCGCATCAGCTGCCACCTCCTTTTCTTCGGTCTCTACGCCAAGTGTCTGCAAAGCTGCTTTCAGCTGTTCCAGCTCTGCCTCCTGCTTGGCTTTTACTTCTTTGGCTTTTTCGGTGTAATAACCCATTAAGTCACCCCCATAATGTTAAGTGCGTTCTGCATATCTGCCACATAGCTCTCGCCGGAGAGGGATTTCCACTGGCTGGAAGCTGTATCGTACAGATATGCGTTGGTTAATTGTGCAATGTTGTTACTGTCACCGAGGTAGGCGTTGATAACCTTTACCTTGAGGTCGGTGTCTTTGGATTTGAGAGCAGACCAGAGGCCGTCTGTTCCGAAGTCCTCTTGTAGAAGAAGATGGTTATTAGTGAGGGGAGACTCAATGACAAAATTATCGACATATGGCGTTTTTGTAACCTGATAGCTCCCACTTTTCCCTGCATTTGTAGGAGCACAAAGTTTATACTTCATGCTATTTATTTTGTAGAACAGCACCCAAATGCTAATTTGAGGAAGTACAATAGAAAGCTGTGTAAATTGATTTGTAGTTGTATCAAATCTATAAATAGTATTTATTTGAACATTGGGAGTCGTATTATTAAAATTAGATGTAGAACCTCCAAAGCAATAGATATATCTAGAATAGGGAATACATGTCATACCCGCAGCATTAACTGGATATGTTGCCACAGATACACATGTATCATTTATTGTGTCATAAACATAAACACCATTTTTAGGAGAATATTGTTCTGCACCTCCCATTATGTATATTTTTGAACCAATAGCACATACTGTAAACATTTTTCCCGACACAGGAATTACAGCATTTGCGACTGATACCGAATTAGTACTTAGATCAACAATTTTAATCTTATTTGAAACATTAGCATAACCAATTCGCAGGCCCCCGAATAAATATAATTTATTGTCAAGATACTGCATGGCCATGTAGTCAATATTAGTCTGTATGTCAGAATCATATGGCAGACTACAAATCTTTTCAGCTGTTTTTGTTGTCAAATCACTTTTCACTACCACGCCAGAATAACCAGTACCAGAAATTGTTGTAGAATTTATTGCACAATAAACAATATTTTCATTTTGACAAAAAGAGTAATGCGCTGCGGAAGATGAACTACCATCGTGACCCAAAACTGATGACATTGTTACTTGATCGACAACATTTGTTTCAATATTCAGGCGTTTTAAGTATGTTCCAGAATATCCCCAGTACAAATAGTTTTCATATTGAAACGAAGAAGACCAGCTGCCGTTTGAACTTGAAAATTCCCCTCCTGAACCAATTGCTGCGTAGTCACTTAAGTATTCACTACCGTAATTCAAAACCGGGCTGCACTCCACCTTATCCGGTTTCCCGGAGAGCGGCACCCACAGCTTACTTGTATCAGTAGGTGGCGTGGAGCCAAAGTCAATATTGAGATCAGCTCCACCTCCGCCCAATGTGATTGGGTTGCCGTAAATTACGCTCATTTTGATATCCTCCTTAATAAGTCATAATCTTTGTGATTTGTAGGCTCATCGCCGCAGGAGCCGCCCCAGCTGCGTATATCTTTACAGTGCCGTTTTCGTTCGCCGCTACCATCGAGGTAACACCAGCATCCGCAAGCGCTGTCAGCTGGTCAATGGTGGGGTTAAGGTTCACTTGTAGCCCGGCGGCTTGGCCCGTAAGTATCGTTTGATAATACGGGCCGCTGCCGCTCCAAGTGGAACTAAGCGAAACGGTTTGCGTTGTGATTTTTTGCTGGTAGTCGGCGGTACCTGTTGCCCTTGTGCCGTTGGCCTTATAAAAGACTTTACCGGCCACAACAGCGCTTTCCTTGGCGGTCGTATCGGAAATATCAATAAGGGTGTTTCCGTAGAACTCCACCTTGTTTACCGCCATTCAAATCACGCTCCAATCGTTACGGTCTGACCTCCTGCGGGGTTATCGGCATAAGCAATCGGTACTCCATTGACAACGACCTCGGAGAGGAAGTCATAGCCCTCATCGGGGAGCACGCTGAACTGTGCTTTTGCGGGGGTAACGGTCTTTTTCTGCCCCTTGGTAAGTTCGCCGGCATAATCGCCGGTTACGCCGAGGATGGAAACACCGGATTTAATGTTACCGGCGATGATTTTTGCGGCTTCGGTGCTGTCGATGACAGCAGAGCCGGAGCCATCGTGATAACCGGCCGGTATTGTTACCGGGGATTTATCCACGATGGAGAGGGTAACAGCGCCTTTGTTAGGCATGGTACCGGTCACTTTAGCGCCGTCAACATAGGCGGTTTTGCCATTGAGGATTTCAGCAGCGGTGGCGGTATCAATATATTGGCTCTGGTTGTAACTGCAGCCCAAGTCCTGCAGGCAGTTTTGCCCTACACTGTTTACCACAGCAAATCCGTTGCCATCTCTTTCTATCTTCCCAAACTGCAGAACATGGTACTTGCAATGGAAAAAGAGTGGAATGAGATTGATGTGCTGGGAAAATACACCTGCGAACAGCTAACAGAAATCATTAGTTACCGTCGCAAGAAACATAGCGACATGGAGTTGGAGTACCTAAACGGTTTCGAATTCCCTGATCGCAAGTCAATCTGCCGCGCAGCTAAAAAAGAATGTGACGAATTCTTTTTAAGGCTCTATAAAGTTGAACCAGGAAAGGAGATGAATTTATGAACGGCGATCAAAACAACCAAGGCAAAAATCCCCAGCAGCGCCCCAACACGCAAACCACTGTGCCGGATCACGATAGCTTTGAACACCGCGGAATCGTTCCAGATCCCCACTACACCTCTGAACGCCCTAAGCATAAGAAGGGCAACTAACCCCAGCACCACGAGCAATGCGCCACATTGCCCGTGGTTCTTTTATTTCCACAGTTGTTCGCCTATCTCCCGCAGCTTACGCCCCATATATACCCCCAGCGCAACGCCAATGAGGAACAAGGTTATTCCGTCCGGCATACTGTCACCTCCCCGCTTTCTTTCTATCTGTCCGGTCGTCCAAATCGTTCGTTACCTCAACGAGAGCTATCATTGCTCCTGTCATATCGCATACCATAGAGGGATCTGCCTTTTGGGAAAGCTCGGAAAGCAGTGCCAGCTGCTTTTCAAGCAGTTCTTTTCTCTGTTCCTTTGTCATATCTGCACCTCCTTCCCCTAATTGAGCAGAACCGTTGAATTTGAAATACTTTCCTTTTCTTCCTGTACATGCTATAATGTCAACGGAAAGGAGTCGATTTATTTGGTTGACAGTTATTTCTGCCCATTTTGCGGCGTAGCTATCCCCCTAACGAAGGACACGCATAGAGAAACGCATGTCGGTTTTACTCCGATCGTCGATGAAGAACTCGCTTCACAGGTTCCCCGTCGCGTGCTGATCGAACAAGAAAATATACAACGATCCGAAAATGGGATAATGGCATATGTTGTAAAATGTCCCAACTGCGAAAAAACTTCTATCTACGGCATTGGAATATCCGGCGACATCATCAACCAAAAGTACTTGATTTATCCAAAGAGCAATGCCAAGCAATACCCCGAATATGTCCCCCAGTCAATTCGTAAGGACTACCAAGAAGCTTTTGAGACCCTCAACATCAGCCCCAAGGCTTCCGCCACCCTTTCTCGGCGATGTATTCAAGGGATGATCCGAGATACGCAGGGCATTCATGCCGGAAACCTCGCCAGCGAAATTAACCAGCTGGAGGGCAAGATACAGCCAGATCAATGGGCTGCCATTGACGCCGCACGAAAACTCGGTAATATTGGCGCCCACATGGAAAAAGACACATCGATCATCGTTGATATCGACCCCGAGGAAGCTAATCTCCTTCTTGATTTGGTCGAGTACCTCATTTATGAGTGGTACATATCCAAACACGAATCTTCGCTTATGATGGATAAAATCAAGCAGCTTTCCGAAAAGAAACAAGCTCTTCGCCGACCGGGCTGACCAGCTCATAAACCGCTTGTGTCGTAAACCTTCATCGGGTCATACTCCACTGCCGGGTCATAAACAGCCAGCAGCTTGCCATCGAATGACCAATACTGATCGAGATGCCGCACAAGATCTTCCGGCGTCCCTCTCCCTACCAGCGCTCTGGTATGGATCACTTGAATTACCTCTGCCTCGTCCGTCCCCCTGGGACGGGCGTTTTTTCTGTATCCGTTTCCCATAGTTACTCCTCCTTCAAATGTTGCACCGGTGCAAAATTTTCCTTTTCCCAAATTGTTCACCGGTGAACAATTTGAATTGTTTTCTCCAAATGTGACACCGGTGTCACATTTGAATGAAAAGCACAATTCGTGCTCATATTAGCTATAAAAAAGCTCCTGCACAGATACCCCGTAATACTTGGAAATCCGTACCTTGACCTCATCCCGAGGAGTGCGTTCTCCTCGTTCATACATGGCGTAAGAGGACTTTGTGATCCCTAATTCTTTAGAAATCTCCTCTTGTGTTCGCTCTCCGCGCAAGGCTCGCAACCTTTCACCCACACTCATTTTATCACCTCCCTATTTTTTGCGTTCACATATCGTGCTCGTCTTGATTATGATTATACACTATTCGTGCTCAAAGTCAATAAAAAATCACACAATTTGTGCACAAACTGCAACAACACATTTTGTGCACAAAGTCTATTTACCAAAGTACACATAATGTGTATAATTTTTATAACAACCTTGAAAGGGGTACATCATGGCTAAATTTTCGGAGCGGTTCAAACAATTAAGAACCGATCGTGGTCTTTCCCAGCAGGACATGGCTAACCAACTCGGCTTTACTAAGAGTCGAGTAAATATGTATGAACGCGGAGAACGAGAGCCTGGGTTTGATGCACTCGAAACTATCGCCGACTACTTTAATGTTGACATGGATTTTCTGCTTGGAAAATCAGATATTCCAAATAGATCCTCTTGGGTTTTATCATTAGAAAATACCCTCCCCCTCCCCAATATGCGCAAGGTGCCGCTGCTGGGCACCATAGCCTGCGGCACCCCCATACTGGCGGCGGAAAACCTGGACGGCTATGTGAAAATGCCGGAGAATGTGCACGCTGATTTTTGCCTGAGGTGTAAGGGCGACAGCATGATCGGTGCCCGCATTATGGATGGCGACCTGGTATTCATACACCAGCAGCCGGATGTGGATAACGGAGCCATTGCTGCCGTAATAGTAGAAGACGAAGCCACCCTGAAACGCATCTACAAGTCCACAGGCAAAATCATCCTACAGCCGGAAAACCCGCGCTATGAGCCGTTTGTATTCGTTGGCGAAGAACTTTCCCAGATCCGCATCATCGGCAAGGCAGTAGCGTTCCTCAGCGGGGTGGAGTAAAGCGATGGTTTGCCGTCGCCGGCAAAATGTTGGCATTAAAAAAGGCTCACCGAAGTGAGCCAAAGCATTACGAATAAAAAGTAGGGGCTGCGTCAGTAACGCCACCCCCGCAAAAACTTTCGTTTTTTGATTGCAATTACTATTGTATGCTTTTTTGCTGAAAATGTCAAAATAAATTATTCTAGAGAAAGGTCCTTCGCGTACCGATACTGAATAAAATCATTCTGATCTGTCTCAGTGTAAGCCCTCTCTTTATGCATACAATCTACAATTTCATTCTTTGTGCAATTTCCAAACCTTCCAATGATAGTCTCGATAATCTCTATGTCGCTGGTGGTTAGTATTGGGTATTCTTTAAGAGGTGTTTTGTCAAAATGACAGCCTGTATACCCTTCGGCAAGTTCTAAATCCGTTGTTTTGCATAGTCCTACAATCGAATTCATATCCACCGGGATAGCCCCCATCTGCCATGCCAAGTAAGCGGTTCCTGTCATGGAGAAACCACGGCGTTTATATGAAAGAGCGTCCGTATACCACAATAGTTTCATCATCTTAACCTTAAATGGATTTTCTACCTTTGGTGAATTGGCAAAATACCGGATCACTTCCAGCAACTTTTCAATGTTAAACGCTGTATTACCGCAGTGAGGTTCATCACCATCAAACTCTGCATAATTAGCCGCTATTGACTCCTTTAACAGTATGCTCCTGCTCTCCTTAATTTGCTCTGCCGCAGCCATATAATACCTCTCATATGACTTCGGCGAAATTTTATCTTTCTCCTTCTTCAAAAGTTCCATAAACCAAGCAGGATTAGCATCCAGCTGCCTAAGAAAAGCATCATATGCTCTTTCCTGTACTTGGTGTCCTTCATACCGGGTTATTGTCTTGGCTCCCAAGCCGAGAATCTCAGCTAGGTCGGTTTGACTAATCCCATACTTTTTTCGGATATTCATAATATCCTTGCTGCTCAAAAGACCGACAGCCTCACGATAGGCATCTTTCATTGCAATATCATTCTCAGATACTTCTTCCTCCGTCGCCCAAAATTCATCCGCATTTTCACAATACTCATATATCGCATCATACTCAATCGGGGCTTCTTTGAATTTTGTTTTTTCTCTAATTCGCACAGTAGCAACTTCATGTTCCTCCATGCAGCAAACGCATAATTTTTTTTCCTTTTTTATAGTTTCCAT